ACAAAAAATGATCCCGAAGAACGAGCTGTTCAATTGAGTAAATCAACGGGTGTTCCTATGCCGTTTGATGTTGTATATTCGTATAGTTGTTTTAATGGGGAGCGTATTGAAAAAGAGGTACACAAGCAGTTAAAGCAAAAACGTGTTAGGGGTGAAAGAGAATTTTTCTATGTTTCTTTGGATGAAGCAAAACAAGTTATTAAAAAAGTTGGAGAACAGTTTGATTAGATATTTATATGTAAAATCAACGATTTTAAACGTGAATTTTAATTAAGTATAGTATATACATATAGAGTGATGAGTTTGAATGGTATATTTGCATTATTTGGGTTTCCTGAGGATGGTAAGGATTCCAAGGAAACTAAAAAGATGAGAGCTGAGTTAGATGAGTTTAAAAAAACTCCTTACTTTAAGTTAGGTATGTTTTATAAACTTATTATGAATGGCCAAACATTTAAAAAGCAGGTTTTAAACTTTTTTTCAAAAGCTGATCCTTCTTTAGATATGGGGGGGATTGATGATGCTGGAGAGTTTATGATGTTTACTAGAGCTTATTTCTGGATTGAGGAATTTAAGTTTAGAAGTAAAGTTTGGAAAGAAGATTTGAAAAAACATTCAAGTGAAGAATTTTTAGTTGCATTAAAGCTTTCTATACATTACTTTGAAGGTACAGAAGAATATGAAAAGTGTGCTCATTTACAAAAAATTCTAGTATTGGTGGAAAAAAATTTAAAAGAACAAAAAATCCGTGATTATTTAAAATAAAGTTATTACCTTTAATTTATATTTTAATATTATTATTGTTAAAATAAATAATGGTTATAAAAAAATAAGTAAATAAAATAAAATGAAAAATAAAGAATTAGTATTAAGACGCTTAGAGTCTATTGAAGGAAAATTAAAACGAATGAGAAACGCTTTAAACGAACGAAATGTAGAAGCGGCTCGTGAATTGTTAAAAGAACTTTTTGAACTTCAAGAAGATACTCAAGCAATCGTTGAACGTGAAAATTAATTAAATAAATAAAAGTTATGAATCTTACCGCCGAACAAATCCAAGATAATTGGAATGAATTAATGTCAATTATTGACACCCATATTTCCTCTCCACGTAAAGAGAAATTGATTGATTTTTATGAGCAATATGCCGAACGTTTAATGTTAATGCCGGCTGCGCATAAAAAAGAATACCATAATGCATTCCCCGGAGGATATGTAGAACATGTTTTACGCGTTATTCGATGCGCTATTAAGCAAGCTGAATTATGGGAAAATGAAGGATGTGATATGTCTACTTTTACAATTGAAGAACTTGTATTTTCAGCTCTAAACCATGATTTAGGTAAAATGGGTGATGAAGAACAAGATTCATATATCCCTCAAACTGATCAATGGAGAAAAGATAAGTTAGGAGAGGATTATATGTTTAATACTAAAGTACCATTTTCTTCAGTTCCCGATAGAGGATTATATTTATTACAATCACATGGTATCCAGTACACATTCAATGAAATGATTGCTATCCAGACACATGATGGTTTATATGATGAAGCAAACAAGAAATATCTTGCTAATTTTATGCCAGAACAAAAACCACGTACTTCACTTCCTTACATCTTACATCAGGCAGATTTAATGGCGGCACGTATTGAGTTTGAACGTGAATGGTTACCTAAATTAAAAGAAGGTAAAAAGTTCGTGGATAACGGAAAGGGAAATTTTACATTGGGGAATAAACCCAACATGTCTAAAAAGACATCAACCAAAACTAAAGCTTTAGGTTCATTCAAAAGTGATGGTTTAAAAAATATGTTAGATAACTTATGATAGCTTTAACAATTGTTTGCTGTGTACTAGCAATTTTAGTCGCGATTTTAGGATTTACGACTTATAATCTTCTTAGAAAAAATGAAAAACAAGAAGATATTGTAGCCGGATATTTAGCTTATCTAGATCGTTTATCTCGCACGATTGAAATTTCTGACAAGAAATTGAGAGAATTAGATCGTGGAGGTGTATTTGAAAAGGATGATGAGGTTGGGGTTATATTTCAATCAATCTTAAAAATCCAAGAAATACTAAATGAATTCAATCTTAGAAAGTTCAGCTAAAATGGCTAAAAAACCTGCAAGTAAAAATTATTTTACTCAGGAAACTGAGGACGCGATCGTGTTGTATAACAATACGATCGATCCTGTTTTGAGAAGCAAGATATATGAGGAAAAAATCCACTATGCCTTCTTTAAATTAACTCAGAATATAATCCATACCTTTAAATTTTACCATACTGAGGTAGAGAATTTAGAACATTTACAACATGAAATAATCGTGTTTTTACTTTCTAAAATCCATCTCTTTAACCCCCAGAATGGAGCTAAAGCGTACTCGTATTTTGGTACGATTGTAAAACGTTGGTGTATCTTATATAATGAAAAAAATTATAAAAGTAAGGTTAGTAAAGTATCAACTGATGAACTTTTAAAAGATGATACACATTCATATACTATAGAACCTAACAATTCAGATGATCGTTTATCTCATTTTATAGATGAATGGGTTGAATTTGTAAGTTGTAGATTATATGAAGTTTTTCCTAAAGAATACGACGCAAAAATTGCAGATGCTATTTTAGAGTTGTTTAGAAAACGAGATAGTATAGATGTATTCAATAAAAAAGCCCTTTACATTTACATTCACGAAATGATTCCTGATGCTAAAACTCCTAAAATTACAAAAATAGCAGGTGTTTTATATAGTATATTTAAGAAAAACTATTTATTTTATTTGGAACACGGCTATATGAAGTTCCACCTCTCGTAATTGTTTATATTTATAAAAAACAATACATATGAGTAATTTAGAATCAAACGTATTTGGTAAGAAAAAATTCTCCGATATCCTTAAAGAAATTTACGAAAACCAAAAGAAAAAAGAACAGCAAATCACAGCTTTGATAGGTGAGTTAAAACCACTTATTAATGATATTGGTGATGCTACTTTAATTGTTCCTTTAATTAAGGAATATATGGAATTGGGGATCAAAAATGATGAACAGCTAATCAAAATGGCTACTATCATTCAACGTGCCCTAGCCACAGGTAAATCAGAAGATGAAGGGTTTGGAATGACCGAAGAAGAAAAAGCACAATTGTTATCCGAAGTTAAAAAGTTTAATCCAAAAGACTAATGGCTGTAAACAGGATAAATAATTCGGGGCAAAACAAAAATAATACTTCTGACAATAATGTCGTTTATAATAATGCAAAAAATGCTGTTAATGATTTAAACAGTTTTTTAGTTGTTGCTAGGGTAACTGATATTGTATTAAATGACAAACATGAATACTTTACTAATGTAGGAAGATACAATGGTATAGGAGCAATATATTATGAATTAGTTAACCAATCAGGAACTAATACTGATTATGAAGGAAGAAATAATTTTGCTTTACCATATGACCCTCAATTAAAATCATATCCTTTAGTAAATGAATATGTTGTATTGATTAAAATTCCAAACAATCAAACTGGAAATTTAACTGGAGCTGTTTCATATTTTTATTTAAGCCCTGTTAATTTATGGAACCATCCCCATTGTGATCCATACCCAAATCCACTTCCTGTAAATACAAAAGAACCTTCACCCCAACAGTTAGATTATTCTGCTGTATCTTCACTTGGTAACCCTATTAGACAAACTAGTGATGGTAACACATATGATCCTAATAGTGAATTAAATAGTAAAAGAAACCCTTCTCAAAATACTTTTGTTGAAAAATCAAATATTCATCCACTATTACCTTTTATGGGGGACGTATTGATGGAAGGAAGATATGGACAAAGTATTCGTTTTGGAAGCACTACAAAAACCTCTACTAATACCCCATCTTCAGAAATCAATAATGATTGGTCTTCTAATGGTGAAAGTGGAGATCCTATTACTATATTAAGAAATGGGCAACCTAGTAATACTAATGATAGAGGATGGATTCCTATAACAGAAAATTTAAATGGTGATTTATCATCCCTTTATTTAACCTCGTACCAAAAAATCCCATTTAGTATAGCAAACGAAAATTTTGTTTCTTATACTACACCACCTACAACCCCATCTCAATTTGTAAGCCCTCAAATAATCTTAAATTCAGATAGGATAGTTTTAAACGCTAAAACAGATAGTGTTTTGATTAGTGGACAAAATTCCATTGGTATATCTTCAAACAATAGCGTAAATATTGAATCTACAAGTGAAATAAATATTGCTAGTAAATTAGTAAAATTAGGAAGTGCAAACGCTTCTCAAGCTGTTTTAAGAGGAGATGAAACTATAGAATATTTAAAAATATTAATTACTGAGTTACAGAATTTATCTGAGGCATTAAAAGTAATCCAAGATTGGCCTGGAGGTGTTCCTGCACCTAATCCAATAATATTAGCTACTGCTAATTCATCATTACAAGTTTTTCAAACTATCTACAGTGAAATAGATAGTGTTAAATCTAAAATAGTTAAAACAGTATGATGTATTCTATAAAAGGAGTAGTTGTAAATGAACAATCTTTAGATCCTATTAAGGGTGCTAAGGTATCTATTTCTCCTATTGAATTTGTTTTTACTGATACTGGTGGAAACTTTATAAT